GAGCTTGCAGTCAACTGATGGAATCTGATGGCTAAGTCACTTAGCGGACAAAATTTTGTCCCTAGCAAGCCAAAAAAGACACGTCAAGGTGATGGATCACATTCAAAACCGTCCCATGGACGGAAGAAGTATCGTGGCCAGGGAAAACGTTAATTCTCTTCCAAATGATCAAGCGTCTTGTTTTTGGTGCAGCCGTTGGCGCACTTGCCTTGGCTCCCCTCTCTGCCCGCGCAGACGGTTTCTACCTGAACCCTGAGTTCAACGCTGGCTGGTCCGGTTCTGATTTCACTGGATCAGTGCTGGAAGGTCATGTGGGTTGGGAAAAGGATGGTTTCTACATCCAAGGTGGTCCTGCTTATGCACAGCCTGATGGTGGTGATGCTGAACTTGGCTTCTCCGGCAAGATGGGCATTGGAGCGGATGTGTCTGAATCTTTCGGCATTTACGGCGAAGTTTCTGCCGCAAAGTTCGATGATGTGGACGCTGGCTACGGCCTGAAGGTTGGCGCAAAGTACGCTTTCTGAGCTAGAACAAGTCTGCAGAGACGCATACGCCCCTTCCTGGTCACACAGCAGGAGGGGGTTTTTCTTTGACAATCACCATGCAACGTTTTTACAACCTTCTCGCCGTTCTGTCGTTTGCGATGGCTGGAACGCTAACGATTGGTGGCGTTCTGTTTTACACGCGCATCCCGTCACTAACCAAGAAGTACGTCAGTGATCTGAAAGTGGAACTGACAAAAACGATCCTTGAGCAAGTGCCCGTCCCAGAAATCCCTGAGATGCCAAAGCTGCCAACGGAGACTGGCCCTGCAATTCCACTGCCTTAACACAAGAAAACCCCGCTTAGGGCGGGGTTCTCAAGGCTCTGTCGTTCTTCGACCAGGACTAGAGCAGCCCTTTACACCTGACTTGGTAGCAAGTTCGCTTTGGTGCTTCGATAGAGGTTTTGCACAACCTCTGCGCGTCCGACTTCCGTGCAAGGAAGCGATAGGGGGAGCCAGCGAAACCAGCGGACCCTATCAACGACATGACTATTCTAATACAAGAACGCTTACGTCACCATTTTAGTGTTGGCGGTTGGATCGTCGTCATGAGCTTCAGGTCCGAAGCCTTCAGCCTTGATTTTTGCCATATCAAGTTCTGGCGCGGGTGCTTGAGGTTTCTGGTCAAACGACGCCAACCATTCGCGTAAAGCATCACCAGTTGGTGTGCCTTTGGGCCATTTCACCCACTTAAGGAGTGCTTTTGGATCGGTGAATGGTCTGGCAGATTTGCCGCAGAGTACGGTGTAGACAACAGGCGGACCTTCACGTCTACGGTTACGTTCAATCCAAAGTTGACCTGCTGTAAACCGCTCTGACTTCATGGAGATCCGAGAGATCGTCGTGCCTGAGATTAACGTGGTTCACGATTTGCCACAGGTGGCAATTCCGCAAGCACCGCCTGTGACGTTGGATGTTGGCGTGCCAGTGATTGAGCTGCCTCACTTCAATCCAATGGATATGGAGCCTGAAGTTGAGCCGCCGAAAATCGTTCCACCAAGACCAAGACCTGCAGAACCACCAGCTGCAAAGCCACCCGAAATTAAATTGCCCATACAAGAGAAACCAGCAGCGCCAGCATCACCAACAGAGTCAGAACAAGAGCCAAAATCATTGCCTCAGCAGGTTATTGAAGCGTTGCCAACGATTCCGCAGGCAACGACAGTTGCAGCATCATCAGTGATAGGCGTGACGGCTGGATTGTGTACGCCATTTTTATTGAAGTTAATTCGACCGATCATCAAAAAGGCTGCCAAGAAGCTGCAAAAAGCTTTGGGCCGCCAACCAATTCCAAAAGGAGTTAGTGCCCGACGTGCGCTTCAGAGGTCGTTGAGGGGATGAGATGCGTGTGGGGCGTTGGCGTGTGAATGAGGACATCTGCGCAAACCTTCTCATAGGGTGAGCCTTTGGCAAACCTAATGCCCTTGAGCTTCAGCTCGCCACAATGCTTGAGTCTTGAGATCTCAAAATCAAGCCGTTTGTTGGCGAGTTGTTGTTTCTGGAGCGCAAGTTGAGTATCAACAGCAGCCTTACAACGTTCTTGTAGGCCGCCATCTAGCGGAATTGTGGCTTGAACGGAAAGACCAAGATTCCAGTTGTGGTTATCCTTTTGGCCGGTGCGCGTGTCCTTAAAGAACAAGACATCACCTGGATTGTCTAGACGACCGTCATCATCTAAATCAGCAAGGTCATAAACCGGATCTGGATAGCTGTACTCGTAAGGGAACCCCCATGACTTGGTGCGGTTGAGGTATGGCGTAACAGTCAGTGTTGGTCCTTGGCACTGAATGTTGCCGCCGTAAGTGTTGGTGATTGCTGAGCCCTGCAAAATTTGCACAGCCTGATTACTCACTGAGCCGCTTGACGTCGCTGTTGGAGCGGCGGTTGCAGAGATACCACCAACGTCCTGTGCATTGACTGGAGCGGTGGCGATTATTCCGAAAAGGAAGAAACGGTGGATGTGACGCTTGAAACGTCTGTTGTGCGTTGAATGGTCGTGATGTTCGACAGCCCTGGACCTTTCAAGCTTTCGACAAACTGAAAGGCTTCTCCAGGTTTGACGATTGACCAGTTTGGTCGTTCTCCTAAGGAGGTCCATCCGTTGACCGTTGTGTTGGAGACGGGATTGATTGGGCCGTCTGGTGCGATGTTGACACCGCTAGCACTGTATTCAAAACCAGTGGAATAGTTTTCACTGACAATCGTTTCAGTTACCTTGCTGGTTGTTTCTGTATGAGATGTCATTGTCCCTTGCGTGAAGCTAGGAATGACAGGCGCTGCCGTTGCTGGAGCGGATAACAACAGCAGCAAAAGCCAACGCATCACTCAACTTCAATGCTGAGAACCACTTGTCCTGTTGCGGTGGTTCCAGCCCCACCAGCTGTGATGGTCATTGCGCCGTCAGAGGCAATCGTGCCAGCAAGGCTTCCAGCCACACCGCCTGAAGTAGTGGTGGTATTGCCTAGCATCGGAAGTGAAGTGACAACACCGCTAGTCACGGAAGTTGCTGAAGGTGTGGCATCACCTTCGATGAAGGACTCGCTGTAAGAGAAGGCGTCTCCCGCTGTTGTAATGCTGTATGCACCCGGTGTATAGCCCACAGCACTACCAGCTGTGAGAGTCCCGAGAACAGGAGCAGTATCGAGAGTGACGTTGCTGCCGCTAACGCTAAGCGTCGAGCCAATACGAGAAGCCTGGGACGCAGCGCCATCTACCTGCAGTTGCACAGAGGACTGAATCTTGTGGGTGATGTCTGCCTTAGCAGGCAAAGCAGCTGCCAAGGTGATGCCCAATACCAGAAGAGTGCGGGTCATTTGATGCCAGCTTTGGTGTCTTTATTGTCAATGATATTCGGCTTCTTGTTCCCGTTTCCATTGGCCTTGCGTTCAATGCCAAACGAAGCCATCGCGCCAGTAAGCAAAGAGGCGACGAAAGTGTTGTCCATTTTCATCTGGGGGAAAAGCCCCAGATAGGAGACGGTGAGCAAAGTGGCGCTCCAAAGCAGGACAGCGCATTTGACGAGATCAGCAACGCTAACGCCTTCTTTTTCGTGGTGCTCTTCAGGATTGGTGGCCATAGCGCAACAGAGCTACCGTTACAGGGTAACTAGGTCAATCCAATGCTTCTAGTTCTTAAACCTCTGGTCATGACAATGTGGCGCTCTAGGGCGTTCAAGGAGTTGATCATTGCGATGTTGGAGCGGATCGTGACACGCACCGACAACGATTTGGATGATCTGGCAGTCAAGCATCTGAAGGATTTGTTGTTGCCTGACACAAGAGTCGAAAAGTAGGTGGCGTCCGGCATTATCCAAGTGACCTTTCTGCTGCTGGCCATGGGTCTTGCCCTACTGCCGTTTTTCCAGTTTTTTCGTGGCACGCCCCATCAGCTGGCTGCAATTAAACAACTTGAGGAGTCAATGCCAGCGGAACTACTGGAGGAGCACGAAGCTGATTGGTTTCAGGCGTGGAAGGAGAGTGGATATGACCAGCAAGTCTTCATGCCTTACTTCAAGCAACTCGATAACGAGACTGGAACGGGATACCGCGAGTGTTTCAGTTCAGCGGCTGCCATGGTGGCGGCGTTTTACAAGAAGGTTCGTACGGATGATGAGTACAACAAGATCCGTGCGAAATACGGAGACACCACGTCAGTAGAAGCTCAGCTAGCAGCGTTGCGGAGTCTTGGCCTGCAAGCTGAGTTTCGGAAGGATGGTGACGCTGACATGGTGGAACTAGAGATCGAGAATGGCAGGCCGGTGTTGGTTGGCTGGTTGCACGCCGGAAACATGCTTCGTGGCGAACCACCAATGTGCAATGGCCTGGGCTGTGGACATTGGAGCGTTATCAGCGGTTACGCAGGCAAGAACAGCAACGATCCAGAGTGGATCATGCAAGATCCTCGTGGCTACCCAGAAATGGAGAAAGGTGGCCACAGCAATCCGCATCTGGGACGTAACGTCCGTGTGAGGCAGGCAGCGTTTTACCAGCGTTGGCAGGCTGAAGGACCTGGAACGGGATGGGTGATCCTCGTTAATGAGTGACCTGTACTGGATCTGGGCGTTTATCAGTGCGTTCTGGACGACTGTTGTGGTGCAGTGTGCCAAGCCGGTGAACTGGGATCAGTGTTCACGGGTGAATGACTGGCTGGTGCCTTGGGTGCGAGACATGACTGAGATGTACCAAAAAGGTGCGTATCACAGTGAGAAGAAGATTTTGAGGCAAGATCAGTAGGATTGATTTTTGCGTCCTTCGGATGGCAGTTCTGTGTGATTGGGAGATCAAGGCTCGGTGCCGGAAGAGCCAAATGGTCGTCCCATTCGATGAAGAGCTGCTGAATCCTGCCAGTTTGGACTTGCGGCTGGGTGATTACTTGATGGTGGAGAGCATTTATAGCCCTGATCTGGTGCGTATCAACATCGCTGACAAGACAGAGGATGACCCGTTCATGCTTCAGTCCGGCGAGTTTTGCTTGGCTGAGACACTTGAGCTGTTTAACTTGCCCGACGACATCAGCTGCCAATTTGTACTCAAGTCAAGCCGCGCACGATCTGGTCTTAATCACCTGCTTGCTGGCTGGTGCGATCCAGGCTGGCACGGAAGCAAGCTGACGCTTGAGCTGAAGAATGAACGGCTGCATCATGCTTTGCCGCTTTGGCCTGGCCTGAAGATCGGTCAGATGGTGTTTCACATGATGTCCAACGTCCCAATGAAAAGCTATGCAGAGACAGGCCATTACAACAACCACTTG